CTCTTATACCTTACAAAGATCTAACTGAGTCAACAGTACTTGGTTGGGTTAAAACAAAACTTGGAACTGATGAAGTTGCTGCTATTGAAAAGTCTTTAGAAGATCAAATAAAACTAATCAACACACCAGTTACAGCAGAAGGCAAACCTTGGTAATTTTTTATGAAACCATCCACAGAAGAATTAAAAAAACAATTAGAACAACTTGTACAAGCTCATAACGAAGCTGTACAAACACAGCAAAAATGTAAAGAAGCAATTATTGCTACACAGGCAGTAATCCAGGATAGAGAAGATGGAAATACCAACGATAGTAATTCCACCGATTCAGAAGATTGAAACTGTAGAAATACCTTTACCTACGGCTGAT